AGCGGACACCAGATGACGGCCCAAAGACCGAAGTCAGTATTGCCGCCTCTTGTACAGCAATCTTCCTTCCGCCTGCAATGCTTAGATGTACCCCGTCCGCAGTCATCTCGGCTACATATTTACCGTCTGTTTGCTGAATTCCCGCCACTTGTGGGTCAAGGAAAAAAACACGACCCGGAAGTGTCGCTGCGTGCGCTTTGTATAGACCGTTCAGGTACAGCATAGCCAGTCGCGTTGCCGCTGGGTCTGTCGCTGTGGCGCTTGCTCCGTCGCCATAGCCATAGCAACCCTCATCAATCACGATTGCGCCACCAGAGATGGCACGCGACACCAAGATTCGGTGGTTCAGATAGGTTGCATCAGCGGTGGCCTGCCACGTACCGGATGTGACTGATCCTAAATCGTTTGGCGAACCGGCACGCAGGATTACAACGTCGGGGGCCAAGTCCAGCGCGTCTTTCATTGATTTTCTAGCTGCGGAATACGCGCCAGCATCCCGAGTCACCATAGATGCTGTTGCAGTCCCGGTGATTCCACAATCAGCCACTTGGTATGCTTGTGGGTACAAGGTCTGAAGCAGATATTTTGGCGTTTGATTAAACCCTACTGTCGTAGCCCCTGACCCTGGAAACGCAACCGCAATCACTCGGCAGTCAGATGTGCCACCACCCGCTGTGCCTGCTGTCCCTGTCGCTGCAGTTGAGTCGCCAAACAGCGCCACACGGACAGGCGTGCGTCGAACACGGCGCAGCACACCACCCCCCGGCCCCACAAGCCCTGTGACGTTGCCGGAGGTGTCGGTGGATACCCTTGCAGTACCGTTTGCATCAGCAATGATGTCAGGCAGCATGAGTGTTTTAAGGTCACCGCTCAGGCCAATAAAGTTACCTGCAGAGTCGTAGTTAACGGTACAGGTTTGTTTTACCCAACGTCCTCGCTTGGATTGAATAGAGGCTGGTTTGTTGACTACATTTAGGGTCACAGCGAATGCTTCCCCATTCTCTTCCCATGAAGAGAGGGCACCATTGATGCGTGCAATGTTATTGATTGTGGTCATAACTGAATATCCTTGGTTATTTGTGTTGGCTAGGCAAAGGCAAGTCGCTCTTCCAGAATTGTTATGTAGCGCGACATAATCCGAGCTTGTTCTTGCAGCAAGTCACGGGCAGTGAATTGCAGTTTCAAGAATTTGTCGGATTTGAGGAAAATTTGTAAATCAGCGAGTTTCTGTTGAAGAAGAACTAACTCACCAGCTAAACGCTGTAGGTAATCTGGAGCTGAATCAGGCAAAGCAATGCTCTTGAATTCACTACGGAAATGGGATCCATGCATCCAGCTAATCTGTCCTGCATGATCAGGATGGTTAGAACTACCTTTTGGATCTTCCAGTAAAAAGCCCTCTGTATCTGGACTCTCATAAGCGGGATGTTCGCCAGAGGTATAGGCAGAGAAGGCTTGCTGGGTCATTGGAATGGCTTTGACCAGTTTGCTGCCGATGTAGGTTTGCATTGATACCTTTTATTTGCCAGAAGATCCGAAGCCACCAGTACCCCTTGAGGTATCAGAGAGTTCATCCACACGTTCCAAGGTCACTTGGGTTACTGGGATGATGAGGAATTGAAGTAAACGCTCACCTGCAAGCCAGGAGAATGGCTTACCGTCCTTGGTTCGCAGTGCTGCTTTCCACTCACCACGGTAATCTGCGTCAATAACACCCACAGTATTGTTTAGTTCAAGGCCAAACTTTGCTCCAGCACTCGATCTAGGCATTAGTAGTGCAACATTACCTGATGGAACCTCTGCTGAGAAGCCTAAAGGTACCATAGTAGTGGTTAGAGCGTCCACATTACCGGCTTCAGGCATGTATATGTCGAATGCTCCAGCCTGTTCAGTACCCTTTGTGGGCATAATGTGGCCTATATGTAGTGATTTGATACGCATTACCTGCACCTTTGTTGTTAAAGCGTTGTAGTGTGTGATTGTATATACCCGGAGTGCAACTGAACCATGCTAGAACAATCTTTAATGAATGGTGTAGGTGATACACCCCTCACTAAGTGGAAGAATGAGCCTACTCTACGTGACTTAAAGCAGGACTTAGAGGATGCTAAGCCCTCTCATGATGGTCAAAAGACACAGATTGGTGTTTGGTTAGACAATCTGAACGTAACTGGCAAGGCAAAGATTGAGACAGCCAAGGGCAATTCCAAAATTGTCCCGAAGTTGATCCGTAAACAGGCCGAATGGCGGTATCCCGCTCTCACGGAACCATTTCTAAGTACCGATGATGTGTTCAATGTTAAACCAGTAACCTGGGAAGACCGTGATGCAGCCAAGCAGAACGAACTGGTACTGAATTACCAGTTCAATAGTCATATTGATAAGACCCGGTTCATTGATGAGTACGTCCGTGCAGCAGTAGATGAAGGGTCTGCCATCGTCCGAGTGGGTTGGGATTTCCAGGAAGAACAGTACGAAGGTACTTTCCCTGATGTGGAGTTCAGGGTAAACCCTGAGTTGGCACCGTTGCATGAGCAACTGGCCAAGATGAAGCAGGAATCTCCCAGTCAGTATGAAACCGATGTCCCAGAGGAACTGAGGCAAGCGCACGATCTGTCTATTGAACAGCAGCAGCCTATTGAGCCAGTGGTTATTGGGCAGAAGAAAGAAACCCGTACACGAACGGTACGTAATTGCCCTACGGTAGAGGTATGTGATTACCGCAATGTCACTATTGATCCCTCTTGTTTGGGGGATATTGATAAGGCTGGTTTTGTTGTTTACAGCTTTGAGTCTTCACTTTCTGAGCTGAAGAAAGATGGCAAGTACAAGAACCTGGATCGCATCAACATTGAGGGAAATTCAATCCTCAGTGAACCTGACCATGCTACGCCTGACAATATAGGCAATTTCAACTTCAGTGATAAGCCACGTAAGAAGTTTGTAGTACGGGAGTATTGGGGATATTGGGATATTGATGGTACTGGGGTAACTAAGCCTATTGTTGCTGCCTGGGTTGGTAATGTTCTGATCCGTATGGAAGAAAGCCCCTTCCCGGATAAGAAGCTGCCTTTTGTGGTGGTTCAGTATTTACCTGTTCGCCGTGCAATCTATGGTGAACCAGATGGTGCTTTGCTAGAAGACAACCAGAAGATCATTGGTGCCGTAACACGCGGAATGATTGATGTGATGGGCAAGTCTGCCAATGGACAGATGGGTGTTCGTAAGGATGTACTGGACATCACCAACCGACGCAAGTTCGATAAAGGCCAAGATTATGAGTTCAATGTCAATGTAGATCCCCGACAGGGGATCTACATGCACACCTTCCCAGAGATTCCTGCTTCTGCACAATTCATGCTGCAGATGCAGAACATGGAAGCTGAGTCTTTGACAGGTGTGAAGGCATTTAGCCAGGGAGTATCTGGAGCCTCTTTGGGTAATGTGGCTGCCGGTGTACGTGGTGCGCTGGATGCTTCCTCTAAGCGTGAGCTGGGCATTCTCCGTAGACTGAGTGCAGGGGTTATCAAGATAGGTCAAAAGATTATCAGTATGAATAGCGAATTACTCTCTGATAAAGAGGTGGTTCGTATTACTAATGATGAGTTTGTGACGGTACGCCGTGATGATCTGTCGGGTAAGTTTGATTTGAAGCTGTCTATCTCTACTGCAGAAGAAGACGAGAACAAAGCCAAGGAATTGGCTTTCATGTTGCAGACCATGGGTAACAACATGGATCCCACATTATCCAAAATGATTCTGGGAGATATTGCCAGGTTGCGCAAGATGCCCGATTTGGCCAAGAAGATTGAATCCTATGAGCCTCAACCAGATCCACTGGCTCAACGCAAGGCAGAGCTGGAAGTTGCTTTGCTGGAGGCCCAGGTTAATGCAGAGAATGCACGCGCACAACGTGACCAGGCTACTGCACAACTGGGTGTGGCCAAGGTTGGTACCGAAGGAGCTAAAGCTAATCACCTGAAGAGTGACGCTGATTTGAAGAATCTGAACTTTGTAGAGCAGGAATCCGGTGTTAAGCAGGAACGAGAGCTACAGAAGCAAGGTCAACAGGCTAATACCCAAGCTCAACTGAAGAATATGGACCTTCAACACGACTTAGTGAAAGATTACCTAGCTAGTAA